AACTGCGGAGTCAGGGTGATCCAACTCTCCAAGTGCTCGCCTTTCGCGGACAAGCTTCTTGTAGTTCTCAACTTCGCGCTCCAAGATTGGGCGACTATAAACGCGACGGTTTCCATTTAGGTGGTTTGCTCGCTGCATAACACCAGTAAGAAACATAGCGTTTTCCTCTTTGACCATGCGCTTTTCTTCTTCGGTCAATAAATCATCGCAAACGCCGTTGGGGCAAAGTTCGTAGTATTCTGTTAATAAGTATTTGTTCATTTTTCTTTCCAGTTGCAGGCGCTACCTGCGCGAGTTAGGATCCTTTACAACAACGTCTGACGGGTTGCAACATCCACTTGTTTGTCCAATTGTCCATTGTTTTCCTTTTGTGCCGACATCCAGCCAGCTAAGAACCCTTTCAACACCTGCGAACAGGTTGTAGCATCCATTTATTTGTCCAACTATTCATTGTTAACTCCTATCTGTATGCCCTTGTCGCTGAATACCATATTTAAGATATATGATGTCCCTGACGACAGCCAACCTAAAATCAAAAGGTTGATAAGGTTATACTCGTAGGTAAATAGTTCTGTCCAACCATTTATTCCAAACAAAAGGACGCCGACCCAAAAGCCAACGCACATGGGGCAAGAAAAAAGATCGCCAAACCAACCTTCGGTGGGGCGAACCTTATCAAAGATACTTCCGTAAACAAGTATCTGTGTTAGTCCGTAAGCGGCTAACACGAAATATATTAAGCTCATTTTAAGTCCTGTACATTATGTTCATACCATATGGACCTCTGATCCATCCTGGTCTGATTGAGCCCTTAACAGGCTCTTGTGGAACCTCTCCGAGTGCCGTACTGTCTGCTGGTGTAGGCTCGGTAAGGTAATCATCAACTGCTTTCTCGAACTCTTCGATGTGCTCGAAGTATGGCTTCTCCTCAAGAATGAACTTGTTAATACCATATAAAGCAGCCTGAACCATGTCCACGTCCTCATTCATAAACATCTGTCCTTCCATGGAGCCATAAACATAGCCGGAACGGACAGACTGGGGCTCAATAAGCCCTTCGTTTCTTAAAAGAAGAAAAAGACGATCTTGCGTGTCGTATACTTCTTCATTTGTGACGTGTTTTGCGAGAGCAAGAATTTTATTGCTATCGGGGTAAATAACAATATCAACATCAGGATGATCCTCAACAACAAGTTGGTTGCCGAGAGTCTTACGAACTTTTAACTTGATATCTTCTTTGATACCAAGTTTTTCTGGCTGTTGTGGGATTCTGACGGTAATACTCATTATTCTGAAATCTCGTGAACTAAGTTCTGAATCTTAAGAACCTTTTGGACAAGGTTCTTATCAACGGGAGCATTTTTAAACTCCTCGATCATCTCAATGACGGAGTTAGTTGACTCAGCCATGGCTTCGTCGGACTTGATCTCGTCTTTTGATAAAGCAGTTACGAGAGCGCTGTGAAGACGCCCTAACTCTTCATTGAGGTAAATGTTCATATCCGTATTGTTTTCAAAAGAAAGAATGTAGCGATTTAGCAACTCTTTCTGCTCGGAAAGCAAGCCATCGGAGTAAGTCTCGTTAAACTTGCTGGAGAATGTTTTAAAAACAATGTTGTCGATTGGCTTGAGTTGCTTGGTTTCCTCGATAACTTCTTTCTCGGTTAGCGTGTTCAAAACCTGTTGCTCTAAGATAACGCCGCGCTTGATTCCAACAGCGGACTTGTCCATTCCAAAAAGTTGTGATACGGTTGCAATACTCTTGTAGTTTGGAACAAAATTATCATATGCCTCGGATCCGATCTCTTTGTTAATCCTGCTGATAACGTGACTCTGTGAATTATAAATGTCGTCGGCGTCCAACTCGGAGTGTGCTTCGCGAATCTGGAACAATAGTTTTTCTGCGGTGACTGAATCTAAATCGCTGCTCTCAAGGAGTGCTTGATATAAGGCTAGCTCTTGCCCAAGAACTTTGTTCTTTGAGAAAGACTCCTTTAATACGTCAACGATTGTTTCTTTTCTCTCTTTATCGCCTGCGACAACTGCCTTAGTCATCTCGCGAATGAGCGCTTCATATAAAAAAGCGGTATTTCTTTTTTTATTGTGCTTTGTTTTTTTCATCTGTATCACCTAATTTGCTGTTATCCAACTCCGTAATTAGTTTCTTTATCTCTTGTTTTACCTCAAATAACTGTCTTTCTTCTAAATTATCGGCTGGTTTTTCGTCTTCTTCGTATAAGCCAGCCTTTCTGAACTCTCCAGAGAGGTTTCCGAGGTGCCCTAAAGACTCAAAACCCTTGCCGCCTGGGTAGGTTGTGCGGGCTGTTGCAATCTCAACGCCTCGTGCTTTTGAGCGGGTGCGTCGTTTACTTGGTCCACTCTTGCCCATACGTCTTTGATCATCGCGCTTACCAGGGGCAGCGAGGAGTGTATCCTCTTCGGGCTCTGCTGCGGGCTCTTCTGCGGCGGGTGCTTCCCCTTCGCCCCCTCCAAGAAGATCTTCAATATCCTCGCCACCGGTATCAGTGAGATCTTCGGTTTCTCCACCAAGATCACCACCGCCTGCTTCTGCTTGGACAGCCTCACCAACACCTTCAAGCTCTGCGTCAAGACGGCGATCAAAGAACATCTCTCGTTGATTGCGAATAAACTCTTCTTCGGAAAGGTTGAAGATATTGTCAGCAACCCAGCGACGAGAGAAGAAGCCTTCGGTTGCTGAAGCAGCAACATCGAACTTTGTCTTCCAGTGCTCAAGTTCCTGAAGTTCTGCGAGTTTGGATGGATTGTTGAGAGACAACTTAAAACTGATAAGATCTGCTCCTTTATACCCAAGTGTATAAAGGTGGATAATTCCGATCTTTTCTAACTCGGTAATAATGGAGCGCTGGAGTCTCTGAATTGTTCTTGCAAAACGAATATCTTTTTGTGCAAGTGTTGTTTTGTCCTCATCTGCTCCCTCCATATTCGTGAGGTATGAGGCAGGCACTTTAAGTGCGGAGAACAATTTATCGCGGAGATACTTAACATCGTCAATATCGCCAGTGTATGTTCCGCCTGGGAGGTTCTCAATACGAGAAGAAACTCCGCCTCGGACAGGAATAAAATAGTCTTCCTCGGTACTCATTGGGTTATAGCGGAGATCAACACGTCCGGTATTGGAGTCAACAACTTGGTTACGCTTCATTTGAGTCATAACCTTTTGCATATACTGCTCAACATCATTTGGAGCAACGTTTCCAACATCGATATAAAATACACGACGTTCGGGAGCACGAACAATGCGGTAAGACATCATCGCGTCCTCAAGAAGAATCAACTGACGGAAGATACGGCGAGCGGGCTCAAGAACAGAAGTTCCGTAAGGGGCATACTTGTCGTTGCCGAGAATACGGAAGTGGGCAATCTGCCAGTTCTCAAAAGTAAGTCCGCCTGAGTTCCACTGGAACTGAACGTATTTGGGGTTACTCTTGTCCTCGCCCTCAAGTCGCTCGATTTCGTGCGTGGGCAACCCAACAACGGACTGAACACCTAAGCGTTCGTCAATGTCGAGGTACAAGAAGAAGTCGCCGTACTTACACATTGTACGGGACCATCCGAAGAGGTTAAAGTCAATGTTAAGAACGGTGTGATAAAGTTCACTAAGGACTGCTTTGATTTCTTCGTTTGGACACTTAATAGTAAGAAGTGGCTGGAGATCTGATGAGGTAGTCATCTCGTCGGCATAAATATCAAGAGCAGAAGCAATCTCTGGTGTGTACTCCATTTGCTCGAAGTCCTGATAACGCTCTGCACGCAACTGGTTAGCCATGATGGCTGTGGAAAGTTGCTCAAAAGGGTTATAAGACGACTTCTTAAAGTTAAGCCCTGAAGCAGACTGGAACTTAAACTTGTCCAATTGGACACGAGAAAGTTTGCGACTTGTCTGTGTTCTGTAATTTACGAGCGGACCAGAAAGCAAGCGTGTGAGTTGCTTAAAAAGTGCCGACTGATTATTTTTTGGATTTCTTTTATTCTCTGCCATGTTTATCCCTTATAGAGCCAGCCAAACTGTTGCATGTTTTGCATTGCCTTTTGGCGCTGATCTGACGTTTTGTTGTCTGCTCTATAGCCCTCTTGTCCTTTAATTTGTGTATTTAATTTTGTCGAAGCAACGAACATCGAGTCCACGAATGCTTCTCTGTATTGTTGCTCTAACTTTCCTGCCTCAAACGCTGTATCTCTTACCCAGCAGCCAATCGCGAGAGCCATTGTTAAGTCATCATTGTAACTTCTCATTGCCTCGGGACGACCGTTATTCCAGATAAAAGTCTTGAACTCGTTAAGAGTTCGTGAAGAATATACGGTAATTAGTTTATTTCTTATGAATTCTTCCATTTTTGCGATTATAAGTGGGCGTGTCTTGGAGGTAGTGGAAAAACCAGCGATAGCATTGGACATATGCTCACCGCGAACCTGCTCCACATACTCGTGAGTAGACTTAACAGAGAAGTATATATTATTATAAC